CCTTTGATGAACCAGATACTACCCTTCTTTATTTCTTCTAATGGTATTACTTTACCACCAATCTGTTGTATGGCAACAGTGCTGTCTTGTTTTAGTTGTTCTAGTTCTTCTGGTGTGGTACGAGATATGTGTCGGTGTGTCATCGTGAAATGATCGCACTTATCAGTTCTCACAATTTTAGTTCTTAACTGAGGAAATCTATTTTCCCATATTTGAAAAACACAATCAACAGGATAATCTTCTCTGTCTGGCGTTACAAACTCAGAAACGGAAGTTTCATAAACCAAATGCATAGCAGGATCAACCCTGTTAATAAATGTGAACTTGGAAAATATACTAGGTAATATCATAGCAACCACTTCACATTTATCAGCACACTTATTAAGAAACTGCATTGCCAACTTACCCCTACGACCAAAAGGAGGATTGCCTATTGCGATGTTTCTGCCTTTAGGAAAAGTAAACTCAAAAAAATCTTGTTTGATTGCTTCTGGGTGATGTGGTTCTAAATCTAGACCTATTCTTTTAGATGCGGGAAACAACTCTAACCAAACACCAGAACCACAAGAGGGTTCTATGTAATTATCAAAATCAATATGTCTGTAACGGGAAGATACCTCAGCATACAATCGCTTTGCATCTTTTTCAGTAGTGTAATATTGTTCTAATGTTATTTCACGAAAGTCTGGAGACTTATTCACTATTTCTTACTATTCATTTTAAATTGGATTGTACCGTCACCATACATCATAGATAAAGATAAGGACTTTAAAACCTCACCGTTGTAATGAACTTCTACAGTAATACCACTACTGTTGGGACGGCTCTTCAAAACTACCTTTGCACCTTTTCTAAAAGCTTCATAAAGTTTGGAGTATGCTGATGATGTATTACTATTCACAACTTCAGTAACTACACCATTTTTATCTGCTATTGCGTTGTAAACTGTTATGCCATCAAATCCTGTAGCAAACATAATACCATCAGCAAAAGTTTTCCACTGACGATCTGTTTTTAAGTCTTTGTATCCTTTATTGTACAGCTCAACAAAAGTTTTAGCCAAAGGATAAGTTGCCCTAGTTCCTCTCTTATCAATATAGTATGCGGCAAGTTCACCTTTTCTCATTGGGTTGGCTACTGATTTAAATATTTTACCTTGTTTTTTAGCTTTTGCCTTTGCTTGTTTAACAATTTTTTTACCAGGAGTATCTAAATAAAATTCTTTACCTACATCTTTAAAGTCTTTCAAAAGTTTTGTAAATTCTTTTCCTTTCTTACCAAAATGTTTTTCAAATTCTGCTACAGTAACTTTATCCTTACCCATAAACATTCTAGTCAATGCGGCAGTTGAAGATTTTGATCCCTGACTTGTACCAGAACCTTTGTATGCTTTCAAACTAACTTTAATTTCTTCTACAACATCTTTAGCTTTCATTTTTGTTACGATGATTTTCATATCTTCGGTAGAACCTTTACTAGTTTGTGCGCCAGTGGGTTGCACATCAAAACTATGTTCTTCGGCTACAAATTCATATGAAGTAAAAATTAAATCTTTGCCACTATTAACTATAGAACTAAACATACTATCAGCGATGGCTTGTCCTTGAGCAAGAGCCCTTTTGATTTCAGTCTTTGTTAGACCTGCCCCATAGAATTTTACCTTTTCATCTCGTAGTTTTTTTAGTTGCGATATGTTAGTTGTAACTTTTAATCCTACTTCCTTCAAAGACTTTGCCAACACATAACAACATTCATATTCAGCCAAAAGTCCATTATTACCTTTATCTTTTTTATTTTTTTCTGGAGCTTCAGACAATGTAGACTCTTGTATAGTTCTAAAATATTTTAATTTAATGTCAGCCGATTGACCAAAACCCAACTTGTTAAAGATAACATTAAAGGCTCGTTTAAGAAATTTTATTATCTTTGCAAAGCCAAAGAATTCTTGAAGTGTTAGCATAATACTATTTATTAAACTTTGAAGTCTGCAAACCTATCAATTATCTCCTCATCTTGGCCGGTATCGACCATATCATCTTGTGCTGCTTGATTGACATCATACAATTTCATCTTTGATCTATCTACACCAATGATGAATTTCTTGTTTGATGTTGGGTCAGCATATCTATTCTTCAACTGTTTAACTAACATCTGATTGAGTTCTTCTAGTTCTTCTGTCTGTATCAAAGCAAACATAAAGTCAGCAGTCGCAGGCAAACCAAACGACTCTGATGTATCTTCAAGACCAATATCTGTTGATACGAAACCAGTTCTTGTTGTCTGTGTTGCTGACATGATTGGTAGATCAAACTCAACAGCAAGACCTCTCATTTCTTCAGCGATTGCCTTGATGTATGTGTATGAGTTCACATTAGCACCGGCACGAAATCTACTTGACGCACAGATGTTAATGTAATCTACAAATACTAAATCTGGTTTAAAATCTTTCTTCAACATCAACTCATTGAACAAAGAACGAAAGTGACCGCAATGAGCAGATGCAGTCGGATACTCTTTGACTATCAACTGACCTTGTGTTTTCTTTTTGACTTTCTCAAACTTACTTTCATACATATGTTTTGGTAAAGTGTGTAGATCATCCATAGAGATGTTCATTAGATTGGCATCAATACGTTCGGCAATCTTTTCTTCTGCCATCTCCATAGTGATGTACAATACATTCTTACCTTGCATCAATGTTGCTGCAGCAACGTGACACATGAACAACGACTTACCAACACCAGTACCGGCAATGGCAATGTTCAATGTCTTGTTTGGCATACCACCTTTGGTGATACGATTAAAGAAATCTAAATCAAAAGGTACCTTTTCTTCTGAACGATTGTAAAACTCATATCGATCATCAGACTGTTCTATGTAGTCGTGACCAACGTGTTTGTCAAACGACACTGATAGAGCATCGGACAATAAACTTGGCAGTGCCTCAGGGCCAGTATCATCCATCTTACCTTCGATGATATGAATGCTGTTGAGAACAGCATTGTAAATTGCTTTGTCTTTACACCACTGCTCTGTTTGATTTGATAACCACTCTAGACCTACTTCATCTTTTTCTAAACTCTCTAGATATTCTAGAGCGGTCTTGTAGTGTTCATCGTTGAGAGTTGCCTTCTGCAACTCAATGGCAAGTGCCGATACGGTTGCGGCACTCTTGTATTGATCGGCATATTGCCAGATCGTTTTGAATATTACCTTCTCAATACTATCTTGGAAATATTCTTCTTTTATAAATGGAATAACTTTTCTGGCATAATCCTCATTGTAAATCAGATTGCTCAGTATCGTTTGTTCCAACCTCTGTACCAATTTCGATTTGGTCATGTTCTAATCCTTCTTCCAAAACAGTCATAAGAATGTCACCGAGCACACTGTTGAATCTTTCTAAAGAATCCTCGTTGACCCTACCATCTTTATTATACAACACATCATAGGAGAATGTCAATGGTATTGTCTCAACTTCTTCCAAGTTTAGTCTGTTGCCATCTTCATCGTGTATCGGCAACTTAACATCTTTGAACACCCACACTGTACCTTCAAACTCTCCTGCCTGTAGACGAAAGGCTTGTTCGTCTGTCTCTTTGTGGTAAACGTAATGATAATCATGCATAGTGACAATACGAATGTATAATGTATTTTCTATTCGATACAGGTTTTAGGCCTGCGTGATAGTATTGCCAAGTTGGCGGAAACATTAACAAACGTCCTCTTTTAGGTTTTACTTCGTATGGAATATATGTGCCCGGTGTATTGATATTTAAAAACTTTGTCTCACCACCTTCTTCAACATCATTTAGGTAAATAAAGAAAGCAAGAAACCTTCTCGATGTTTCGTAATTCAATACGTCAACATGAGGATCAAATCTGTCATAGTCGTTTGCAAGATATCGTTTCATTCTCACCGCTTCATAGCCATACTTCTCTGGCCACATCTTGTCATAGATGTTACAGTCTAGTTTGTAATGAACGATGTAATCTTGAAACAACTCAAGCAAACCTTTCTGAACATCATTCCAACCTTGTGTAAATAAATTTAGTTGTTCAAATGAAATGGCATTGTCACCATCTTCTTGATGTACAGTTTCATACATCTCATGCTCATCTTCAAATTTTTTAATAAGTTCTTTACAAGATGTTTCATCAATAACATCATCATAGACTTTGATGTAATTATCCATATGTGAATTTCTCTTTGGCAAACGTATCAAGTTTCTCCATTACTTCTGGTGTAAAGTATTTCTCTGGATCGTTGTTGATAGTTTTACCAAATGTCTTTGTGCCATCAGGTAACTCTATTCTTGTTGATACTGCATTGAACACACCAGCCTCTACGGCAAGTTCTAGAAGTCCATAATACCTATCTAAACCCTTCGTG